TCCCATCCCCTCCGCGAGCACCCATGACATCCGCCGTTGACATCTGCAACACCGCCCTGGCGCACATCGGCGCCGAGGGCGAAGTCACTGCCATCGACCCGCCGGACGGGTCGGTGGAAGCCGGGCGCTGCGCGCGGTTCTACCCCATCGCACGCCGCACGGCGCTGGGGTCGCACAACTGGACGTTCGCGCGCAAGCGCGCGGAACTCGCCGAGGTTCCCAACCCGAGCACGGTGTGGCTCTACGCCTACGCGATGCCGTCAAACTGCATCCACCCGCGGCGCGTCCTGTCGCTGCAGTCCATCGATGCCGCCGGACTCTACATGTCCGCCGACTCGCCGTTCTACGCGATGGGCCAGCTCGACGACCTGTTCAGTGAGCGCGGCAGCGCGGACTTCGAAATCGAGGGCGACGTGATCCTGACCAACGAGCCCGAGGCCGTGCTGCTCTACACCCAGGACGTGACCGACACCAGCAAGTTCCCGCCGCTGTTCGTGTCGGCGCTGGGCATGCTGCTGGCCGGCTACCTGGCCGGGCCTACGATCAAGGGTACCGCCGGCATGCAGGTCGGTCAGGCGTGGACGCAGAACGGCATGACCGCGCTGGGCGCTGCGGCAGCAGCTGACTCCAACGGCACGACCGAACGCGGTGACTTCACGGCGCAGTCGCTGCGCGCACGCGGATGAGCACCAAAACGCTTTGGCGGTCGTTCGCCGCCGGGGAGATTTCGCCCGAGCTGTACGGGCGCATCGACTTGGCCAAATTTCAAACTGGCTTGAAGAAGTGCCTTAACTTCACGGTACTGCCCCACGGCCCCGTGGACCGCCGGCCGGGCCTGCGCTTTTGCGTTGAGGCGCGCGACAGCACGAAGGCTGTGCGCCTGATCCCGTTCGCCTACAGCGCAGACCAGACGGTCATCCTGGAGTTCGGCCACCAGTACGTGCGCTTCCTGGTCGAGGGCGAGGCGCTGCTGGAGGCGAGCAAGGCCGTCGTGTCCATCGTCGGCAGCACCGTCACGGTGACGGGTCACGGTTGGTCCACGGGCGACGACGTGTTCATCGGCACGCGCTTCCACCGCATCACGTCCACCGGCGCCAACACGTTCACGACGGCCGACCGCGGGGGCAACGCGACGACCGCCAGCGGCACGACCGCGGCGCGCGTCTACACGCTGGCCACGCCTTACGTTGAGGCCGATCTGTTCGCCCTGCATTACGCGCAGAACAGCGACGTGCTGACCATCACGCACCCGAGCTATGCGGCGCGCGAGCTGGCACGCCTGGGCGCGACCAACTGGACGCTGACGGCCATCAGCTTCGCGCCCAGCGCGACGGTGCCCACCGGCGTGGGCGTGGTAGCCACCATCGGCACGCCCGGCAACCAGTCGCCGCAGAGCTACGTCGTGACGGCCATCGGCGCGGACGGCGTGACCGAGAGCCTGGCCAGCAGCGTCGCCGCCACGTCGAACAACCTGAGCGTGGCCGGAAACTACAACACCGTCAGCTGGTCGGCCGTGGTCGGCGCCACGCGCTACAACGCCTACAAGCAGCGCGGCGGCAGTTTCGGCTACATCGGGCAGACCACGGCGCTGTCCATCGTGGACGACAACGTGCTGGCCGACACGACCAAGACGCCGCCCGAGGACATCTACGAACTGAACACCGGCGCGGGCGACTTCCCCAGCGCCGTCACCTACTACGAGCAGCGCCGGTGGTTCGGCGGTACGACTGACGAGCCGCAGAACGTGTGGGCCACCCGCAACGGCACCGAGTCGAACCTGACCAGCAGCCTGCCCAGCCAGGAAGACGACGGCTTGGAGTTCCGCATCGCCGCGCGCCAGCAGAACGCTATCCGCCATCTGCTGCCGCTGGCCGACCTGATCGCGCTGACCGTTGGTGGGGAGTTCCGCATCTTCGCGGACAACGCGCCGAACATCACGCCGACCAGTCTGTCCATCAAGCCGCAGGGCTACAGCGGCGCCAGCAACGTGCAGCCGGCGCTGACCAGCAGCAGCATCTTGTATGTCCAGGCCCAGGGTTCGCGGGTGCGGGAGATGGCCTACAACTGGCAGAGCAACGCCTACACGTCCATCGACATCAGCATCATGGCGCCGCACCTGGTCAACGGCTACAGCGTCACGGACCTGGCCTATGTGCGCTCGCCCATCCCGACGCTGTGGGCAGTGCGCAGCGACGGCACGCTGCTGGGCATGACCTACGTACCGGAACAGCAGGTCTACGGCTGGCACCAGCACACCACGGCCGGCGCGTTCGAGTCGGTGGCTGTCGTCAGCGAGGGCAACGAGGACGTGCTGTACGTGCTGGTGCAGCGCGAGGTGGACGGGCGCGCCGTGCGCTACATCGAGCGCATGAGCACCCGCGTGTTCGTCGCGCAGGAGGACGCTTTCTACGTGGACAGCGGCCTGACCTACGACGGCGCGCCGACGACCACCCTGACGGGCCTGTGGCATCTGGAGGGCGAGACGGTGCAGGTGCTGCTGGACGGCGCCGTGCACCCTGAGCGCGTGGTCGAGAACGGCAGCATCACGCTGGAGGAAGAGGGCAGCGTGGCGCACGTCGGCCTGGGCTACACCAGCGACATGGAGACGCTGCCGCTGGCGTTCGAGGGCGCGCCGGCCGTGGGCCAGTACATGCGCAAAAACGTCAACGGCGTGGCGATCCGCTACACCAACAGCAACTTGCTGAAGGCCGGGCCCAGCTACGCGAAGCTGGTGGACTACCCTGAGCGCGACGTGTCGGACCCCTACGGCTCGCCGCCGGCGCTGCGCACCGGCGAGGCCCGCATGAGCATCCCGGCCGACTGGAACAGTGATGGGCGCGTGTGCATCCGGCAGGACAAGCCGGTGCCGTTGACGGTGCTCAGCCTGGCACTGGAGGTGGCGACGGGTGGGTGAGCGCCCTGAGGCTTAGGTACGGGATTTGAGACAACCTTGGACGTGCGCTTCGGCCTGCTTCTTGGCTTCTTTGAGGCAGGGTATGGGTGCGCCCGAGGTGTTGCGCCCCATACCGTACCAAAACCAGCCGCCGTCAATCGCTTGCACCTTGGCAAACCAGGGCCTTTCGCCATCTGTGAGCGAGTAGGTTTGCGCATACCATTGGTGTTCTTGCTTATCCTTGCGCCAGCGCAGGCGCGGCTTTGCAGCATTAACCACGGGTCAGTTCCAAGGGTTGGTTGAGCCTCAACTTTAGCGTAAAGTAAAGACCATGCCTAGCGTCACTTTCACGCCGCCCATCCCCGAGGACATCACCGAGCTGGTGGCGAACATGCGCCACCAGGACGTGGACGAGTGCTACGCCGCCGGCCACACCGACCTGCACGCGGTCGTGCGCGACGGCATCCGGCACAGCGTGGCGTGCTGGACGTGCCGCACGGATGGCCGGCTGGCCGCCATCTTCGGCGTGGCGCCGTTCGCGGGCGTGCTGGGCTCCACCGGCGTGCCGTGGCTGCTGGGAACGCCTGAGGTGCCGCGGCACCGGCGTACCCTTGCGCGGGTCGCAAAGCCCTACATTGCGCAAATGCTGGAGCTTTATCCGCACCTGATGAACGCCGTGCACGCCAAGAACACCGTGGCCGTGCACTGGTTGGAGCGCGTAGGCTTCACGATCCACCCCGCCGCGCCGTGCCCGCCGCACGGCGAGCTGTTCCACGTCTTCGAGTTGACGCGAGGAACCCAAAATTTGTGATCCCGTCACCATCGGCCTGACCGCCACCGCAATCGCCGGTGGCACGGCGGCTTACGGCCAATACCAGCAGGGCCAGGCCGCCAAGCAGGTCGGGCGCAACAACCAGATCATGGCCGAGTACGCCGCGAAGGACGCAGAGCGCCGCGGTGAAGAGCAGGCCATCAAGGTGCGCCAGCAGGCTCGCCAACTGAAGGGCGCGCAGCGCGCACGCCTGGCGGCCGCGGGCCTGGATCTGGGCGTCGGCACCGCTGCCGAGCTGCAGGACCAAACCGACTTCTTCAGCGAGCAGGACGTGGCGACGACGCGCAACAACGCGCGCCGCGCCGCCTGGAGCGCACGCGCGAGCGGCGACCAGGCTGCAGCGCAGGGTCGGTTTGACGCGCAGCAGGGCAACCTGGCCGCGTTCTCCACGCTACTGGGCACCGCCGGGTCGGTGTCCGGTAAGTGGAACAGCTACAAAGGCGGCTGACCGTGGCGCGCGTCCCCACCTACGACGGCGCCCAGGTCGCCACCGCGCCGCTGCAGCCGGTCATGCAGCGCACGCCGGACGTGTCCAGCGGGCTGATGGCCGCCAGCCGTGCGCTGGGCCAGGTAGCCGAGGCCGCCGACCGCCAGGTCATGCGCGACGCCGAGGCCGAGGCCAATGCGGTCGATGCCAAGATCACCTCCGACTGGCTGCAGTGGCAGGCCGACAACGGCAACAAGTACCAGGGCGCCAACGCCGGCCAGTACGAAACCGAGGCGAAAGCCTGGTGGGACAAGGCCAAGAGCCAGTACGCCGAGGGCGTCAGCCCGATGGTGCAGGGCCGCCTGTCGCGCGTGCTGCCGGCCAAGCAGAACCAGGCACTGGCCGGCGTGCTGTCGCGCGTGACCGCCGAGAAAGAGCGCCACGCCGACGAGTCGGCCGAGGCCGCGGTGCAGACCAACATCGAGATGGGCATCGACTCGGGCGACGTGGCCGGCGCGCGCCAGCAGGTCCGCACGATCACCGCGCAGCAGGCGGCGCGCAAGGGCTGGACGCCCGAACAGTTGCAGTCCGAGCAGCAGCGCCGGCTGTCCACGCTGCACCTGGCCTACGTGTCGCGCCTGGCCACCAGCGACGCCGCGCAGGCACGCGCCTACTACGAGGCCAACAAG